TATGTAGGACCAGAAAATCAAATCTTAGCAAAAATAACAGAGAATGAGTAAACAAGTAGAATTCGGCTCAACAGCCAGAGAAAACCTAGTAAAGGGGATTGATATCTTAGCAAATGCTGTAGTATCAACACTAGGACCAAATGGTAGGAATGTAGTCATTGCAAACCCACAAGGAGCACCACAATCAACAAAAGATGGGGTTACGGTTGCAAAATCTATTTCATTAAAAGATCCTGAACAAGAATTAGGGGTACAATTAGTAAAACAAGCAGCTATTAAAACTGCTGAAAAAGCCGGGGATGGTACAACAACATCTACTTTACTAGCACGTGAAATGGTTAAAGCTGGGTTAAGTGCTCTTAATAATAATGAAAGTGCAGTTCAAATTAAAAGAGATATTGATAAAGCAGTAGCTAATGTAGTTAACACTTTACAAACCTCATTATCTGAAGAAATTTCTAGTGAAGAACAATTAGAACAAATAGCAACAATATCAGCAAATAATGACCCTGAAGTTGGTAAGTTAATTGCCACAGCTATTGATAAAGTAGGTATGGAAGGTGTAGTACATATTGAAGAATCACGTACTGGAGAAACAATGTTAGAAACAGTTGAGGGTTTACAATTTGAAAGAGGATATAAATCACCATATTTTGTTACGGATAACAATTCTATGACCGCTACTTTAGATAACCCATTGATCCTTATTGCAGATTCTAAATTAACACAAGTAAAAGAATTACTACCTGTTTTAGAAGCAGTATCATCACAAGCAAAATCCTTATTAATCATTGCTGAAGATATTGATCAAGAGGCATTAGCTACTTTGATTGTAAACAAAATGAGGGGTACAATGAAAGTATGTGCTGTCAAAGCACCTGACTTTGGTGATAGAAGAAAATTAATTCTAGAAGATATAGCTATCACAACTGGAGGTGTAGTTTTTGATAAACAAAAGGGAATGAAACTTGACAAGTTTAGTTGGGAGTGGTTTGGAGAAGCTAGAACCGCAACCATAGAAAAAGAATTAACAACTTTAGTAGATGGTAAAGGAACAGTGGATGCAATTGAAGCACGTGTTGATGAATTACAACAACAAATTGATAAAGCTCAAACTCCATTTGAAATAGAAAAACTTCAAGAAAGATTATCGAAATTCATAGGAGGAGTAGCTATTATTCATGTAGGTGGTAATACTGAAACTGAAATGAGAGAAAAGAAAGATAGAGTTGATGATGCATTACATGCAACAAAAGCCGCTATTGAAGAAGGTATTGTTCCCGGAGGAGGAATGGCATTACTAGTTGCATCAGATAAATTAAAATCAGATTCAATAGGTGCTACAATAGTTAAAAAAGCATGTAGGAAACCATTTATTCAAATCCTAATTAATGCGGGTTATGATAACACTGAAGCTGAAATTTTAGCTGCAGATTTATTAACAAGACCTACTTGGTCCGGATATAATATCAAAACAGAAGAGATTTGTGATATGAAGGATACAGGTATCATCGATCCTACCAAAGTAGCTAGAACCGCATTACAAAATGCCGCATCGGTAGCAGGGACAGTATTATTAACAGAATGTACTGTAGTAGATGCTCCACAAGAAGATAATAACCAACAACCTATGGACCCAATGATGGGAATGGGGATGTAAATTAACACTAAATAAATAAAAACAATGAGTAAACAAGAAATTTTTGAAATTATTGAAACGAACTTCAATATTTTAGCAGAAGAGCATGTAGGAACTACAAAAGCAAGTCAAGGACGAGCTAGAAAAGCGGCTCAAGCCATCAAAAGAGTAATTACAGACTACAAGAAAGCATCTGTAGCAGAATCTAAATAATTTAATTGGGGGAGCTTTTGGTTTCCCCAATTATTTTTCGTATATTATATACATGGAACCAAAACAAAGAACCGAAATCGAAGAAACTAACATTCTAATAGCTAGACGAGTACCACCTGGTGATAGATATAGATTAGTTGCAAATGAACCCGAAGGCCCAGTACATAAATCCCTAACAGACACGTTAGAAGCTTATATGGTAAAAACTGGATTCAGAGGTGAGTATAGATTAGCTCCTTTAAAAGGTGAATTATACGCTATTAGCACAGAAGAAATAAATGTTACAATAGAACAACCAAAAAAATACTCAATGTATGGGGAATATGGAGAATAGTTTATTAGTAGAAAAGTATAGACCTTCTACATTAGAAAATTATGTAGGTAATGAAAATATTAAAAAATCTATTGCTAAATATTTAGATCAAAATGATATCCAAAACCTTATTTTCTACGGACCAGCAGGAACTGGTAAAACAACCCTTGCAAAGATCATAGTTAAAAACCTTGATTGTGATCACCTTTACATTAATGCCTCTGATGAAAGAGGGATTGAGACTATTCGTGATAAAGTACAAGGATTTGCTAGCGTGGCTTCTTTTAAACCACTTAAGGTGGTCATTTTGGATGAAGCTGATTTTCTTACCATACAGGCGCAGGCTTCACTCCGTAATATTATCGAAACTTTCTCACGTACGACGAGGTTTATAATGACGTGTAATTTTGTAGAACGTATTATTGATCCTCTACAATCCAGATGTCATGTTTTAAAAATAGTCCCTCCTACTAAAAAGGATGTAGCTAGACATTTAGCTTGGGTTTTAGATCAAGAAAAGATTAGATATGAAATGCAGGACTTAGTTCCTTTAATTAATCAATATTATCCTGATTTACGTAAATGTATTAATACAATACAATTATCTACTATGGATAATGATTTACGATTAGACCAATCGATTTTAGTATCATCTAATTATATTGATAAGATTATTAATGAATTATCTAATAAAGCTGATTTTAAAACTGTGCGTCAAATAATAGCGGATGCTAATGTAGATGATTTTGATGAGTTATTCAAATCTCTATATGATAAAGCAAGTGAATACTTACCCGGTAAAGAAGGTACGGCAACTATTTTAATAAACGAACACCAATATAAAGCAAATTTCCGTATTGACAAGGAAATTAATACAATGAGTTTAATCCAAAATTTAATAAATAATAAATAATTATGCAAAATCAACCACAACAACAAGGACCACCAATTGACTTAAAAAATACATCAGAAATGAAAAATTCTGAAGGAGGAAGTGTATTTTTACAAGGAGTAGTATTACGTACTGTATCCAAATTTATAACAGGTACAGATGAAGATGCTTTACTACCAATTCCAGTATTTTATGATCCTAAAACAAGAAAAATTTTAACAGGTTCTTTACCTAAGGATTTAAGAGAAGAACTTAAAGACGAGCTTATTTAATGAAAAATGTTTTTGATTGGTTAAAAGCAATTAACTCAACCAAACCCCCAGTAGAATCTTTTACAGATAAAGACTGGGAGGTTTGGAACAGTTATATGGTGCATAGATTTTTATCTATGAACCCTGAATATCTAGAATTAGTAAACCATGCCCAAACAATTTTACCTCAAAATAAAAAAGAAATATATTCAATTTATAGGGAATATATTCCTAAAAATAATAAATGGAGTAAATACATTAAATCAAAAGCAAAACAACCTAATAAGGACTTAGTATCTCATCTTAAGAGTAATTTTGAATGTTCAATTAAAGAAGCAAAAGAATATATAACTCTTTTGGATACCGTACAAATTAGTCGTATATTATCGAATAGAGGATTAAATACAAAAGAAATAAAAAAATTGTTATGAAACAAGTAATTCTATTGTCTTGTACTAAAGAAAAACTAGAATTTAAATCTAAAGTAAAGGATTTATACTCACCATCACTCAATTTCAGGAATTTACTAAAGACATCCAAAAACAGAAAACCAGATAAAATATTAGTAATATCTGCTAAACACCATGTGTTAGAATTAGAGGATGAAATAGAACCTTATGATTTAAATTTAATGGATTTATCTCATAAAGAAAAATTACATTGGGGTGAAGAAATTGCAAAACAATTAAAAGAAAAACATTTAAACTTGGATGTTGACCATTTTTTTCTTATATTAGACCATAATTATAGAGATTTTATAGAACCACATTTAAAACACAATTATTAAAATGAACAAATTAGTAAATATGTTACGTACATCTGCACAAGCAGATAGAGCAAAAGCATTATTATCACTAGAGTTATTAGGTAATAAAGCAGTTGGTATTGGAGACCATTCGACAGGTGACTTTTATAAGAATGCTGAAGAAGCACTTATTATGTTAGTTGAC